TCACGCTTCATGAACAAAAGCGGATAATCCTTTATTTTTATGGCTTCACTAAACTTTACAATTCAGTAATTCACGACAGTACGTCAGAATTAAAGATAATTGTAACTAAAGTACCATGTGTTCGAGTCTAAAAACTCAGACAGCGTCAGAGAGCGAACATGTCTTGCTTAAGGGGTTTCTGTTTTCCTTAGGCACCAATAGGTTGTGTTTATGCAACACAGCATACGCGCGAGCTACCTCATCTTCTGATGATAGCTCCTTGCGGACATCGGATCGCTGGTCTTCTGCTCCTGCAGGTAAAAACCGTCGAATTGTTTTTTGTTTTTCATCACGAGGGATTAGCGAGAGACTAGGATTATGCACAGCAGAATCCTTACCGGATGTGGCAGGTAACACTGCGCCGGAAGGCGCAAACGTAGCCACCCACATAGCGGATGTCTCAAGCGGAGGGGGTATTGGATAAAAGAGTGAGTAATCGGACCCAGCAGCTCTAAAACACTTAAACGTAGAAACCGTTCCAGTGTCACTAAAAATAAGCGGCTGAAAGTCACCCCAAAAGGGAGCTGGTGACAACATATAATAACCTTTAAAAGTTGCATCAGAGACTCCAGTTGGGAGAAACTCATAAACATTCATCCAAGGAAGAGTAAACTCAGTGACTTTGGTTATTGAAATGTCTACAACATTCAAACCATTCTCGGCTTTCCACATATCAGGAACAGACGCGAGTAAGACACCAGTGCCAGTATTAGGACCAACAACTAAATTGTCATCCAAAAGCACTCCTATCACAGAAGCACCCGTAGAACTTTCATCCCACGGGATCTTAAACTTGACTTGTCCGGAGCAAAATCCGAAAATACAACCAAAGTTATCAAAAACTGTGATAGGTGAGTACCACTCAAGAGGAGGCGACCCTGTATCATTGTAACCCTGTATGTCTAAAGAAGGTACAGGCGAAAACAAATTAGAATCAGCGTAGGTCCACCTTGACATTACGTCTTGAAAGGTGATCTCTACGTCTGCCGAATAGGGCAACTTCGGAACAGACCCAGTTGACATCTCATCTTTTGTCTTACAAAATGAGGAGACGTACATCTGAGATTCAATAATGTCTACGGCTTGTTGGGAAGGATTCCCATTAATTAGCCCCCGTAACACAAAGTCATCTCCAGCTGACTGGTAGAGGACATATGGTAACATGGGGCTAACGTCTCCTGAAGATACGGGTGCCTGTAAGGGCATAATCCATAATTTAGGAACACAATCCGCAAAGACTGAGGGAGGTGTAAGGGAAGAAGACACAATATATGTCGGAAGCCAGTTAGAAAGTGACAAAAACGGAACGTCTATGTCAACTTGAGTTGTACCACGAACAGTAACGTCCTTGATCAACTCATTGGCAATCTTTCCTAAAGGTGCGCCTCCAGACCGTTCATAACTCAAAATAACATTATAACGAGCTGCTATAAACGGTGACCCAAAGATGACGAGAGTATACTTTATAGAACCGCGCCAGTATCTAAAGTACTGCGCGAGAAAGCAAATTCTCGAATAATCAAGGGTAGCACCTATACCTCCAGTGAGCGCAACAGGAGTGCCAGCAGTATTAGGACAGATTCCAAAACTAATCATAGTGGGAATCTTCATATACTCTAGTAACGAATGCGCACGAGTAGGACCAAGCATAGTTCCAGTACCAAGAGGGTACTTGGAAGCTGTGCTGACGAGTGAGCCAAAAACATTGGGTTTAAGCTCAGGTTCGTCCGAATCATTCTGACCAGACGAAGCATTACCCATCAGAGGCTGACGCGAGTCAGAGGTCCCTCCTCCATAGCCCTTTCCAGCATTAAGCACGAAATCATCATGTGCCTTAAAGCTAGACCCGTCAAACATCGAAAACCAAGAACCACCTTTAGACTGTGATTCTATACGATTATTCGACATAGGAGCAGACGAGTTGTTATTTATAGGGCCTGCGGTCTCCAATCCTACTATACGTGCAAAGATCTGCAACACCAAAGTGGATTCAGCGATCGAATTGACAAACTTAACCGAATGAGCCGGCCTCACAATCCTCAAAGAATGAAGATTATCAAGCGCTTGAACAGCAGTGTCTACAGTATTATCAGTGTACAGATCAGTAAGATCTATCCATTGACAAGGAGACAACCAAGGGGATGAAATAACAACATCCTGCTGTTGTGAAAAGTCAAGCAACACGGAATCTGTGTGGGAGGCATACAATTTAACTAAGCCTGACCCATAACTACCAGACATTTTCTGAGTACAGTGACCCATCTTCTCAGGAAGACAAGACAAAGCCATCCATCCGTAGTAAAACGGAGTGGAATGATATTGTACTCGCCACTCAATGGCTTTAAAACGAGCATATCGAAACGTTTGCAACGCCTCCTCTATAAACGTGTTGAAGAAAATGCTAGATCCTGCTATAAAAGAAGCAGCCACAGAGGATGAGTCGGTGACACTATAAGTGGTCAACTGAACCCATCTTTCACATATTGCTTTAGGGGTCTGATCCGGGTACGGATTAGACTGAAAAGGTTGCGGAACAACCTCTAGGACAGTTGAGTGTAGCTTATTTTCTTGATCTTCAAACGTAGCTAACCCTTTCTCCTGGGTCTCAGAATTCATCTGACCCATCTCCAATTCAAAATTACCTTCTTGGCTCGCAGAGTAACTTAACTTAAGGTAATGGTGGTACTCCTACCATCCAAAACCTAGAATACCCATGACTAGAGTGCAGCATGAAGTCGGGACGGGACCATCCCTCGAACTGTAATCACACACTCTTCTTTCAACGAAAGGAATTGGAAATAAATCTCGGATTTCCAGAACCGAGCCCGTTACCTAGAACGGAGCCAAAGGAGACATTTAACGCATTTCATACGGTTGGTTTTTGAGAACAAACATAAACTTACGGGTATTTTCGAACCCCATACATACGGGTCATGTAGATTTAATGTTGAGCATGCAACCACCGGTCAGCGTAATGTTCATACGACTTACCGGGGAAAGGCAAAGCTAACCACTTACAATAATCTCTCATGTGATCAGTTTCTAGTTGAAATCGCTCTCTTCCATAATGAAACCACTCTTGACACGCTACTTCAACGTTAATCAAAAATTGGTCATCAAGTGAAATGGCAGGAACTTCATACCTAGTACCATCCTTAGCCGTCTGAAAAGTAGGCTTTGGTTGGCGTATCCACATCAACATAGAGTATATCGAGTCTACATTCAATGGTGCACGAAGCATAGTTTCTTGAGGAACAAACTTACGGCACAGGAACTCTAAATCCTCAATTTCTATAAATGGGGAGTCAATCTTAGTTTTCGCGGGAGTAGTATACTCCATACCAAAAAACTCATAAATGTACTCTTCAAGAAATTGCATATTGAAGTACTTGGAATACTTCTCCAATATCGACCAGATATTGTCATCACCATAGACCCAGAGTCGGAAAAACTCTTCAGGCCGAGCATCAAAAAACTCTTGACATTCATCCTTATTCTTGAACTGACAATAAAACAAAGCAGTATTGAATATGAGAACGTTTGCGAATGAGTTGATAAAGCCTGTAAGCCAGCCCCCACTACTATTAAAATAATCAAACCAATATAATTGGTCAGACACCACAAGAAGTGGAGCAAGGGCGCTTTCACAGACCGCTCGGATTAGGTCTTCTTCATAAGAACCGGACTTTACGTTAAAGTAAGGAACACAGGCTTCGCCTAGTGCCCATCCAATCCAAGAATTTAAAGATGTGTCATAGTTACCGAAGTCACCACCACCAAACTTTTTATCGCCCTTCAGCTCAAACAATTTGTTGTAGATGTTCTTCCAGTCATGTCCGTGGATATCAGTTCCAATCGCGACATCTGATGTGCTTCTCTTGTCTTTCATTTCCATAACAAGAGAACCCATAACCATAACAGTGAATACGAGATGTGATAATGAGCCAATACAAAACAATCGGGTCTTGCCTTGATGGACTCTCTCGAGATCACGAGTTTCATCTTTAAGACACCCAGCTACTACGTTCTTAGGCTTCTCTCCGCGTTTTACCGCATCGAAAAGGTCTTGAACAAGTTGCCGAAGAACTGGGTGAATCCATCGTGTTTCCTTATTCCAGAGGTCACTACGCTTAGTGGCCTTGGTCAGACATTCCATGTCATAACCAATAGCTGTGTCAGACGGCAAACCGTCCCACAACCCTGGGATACCAAAAATTGCTTCTTCAATGGTCCAGAAGCAAATTTTCTTCAAGTTCATCTCCCTAGGGAAGAATCCTCTGAAAGCGATATCTTTTCTGTGGATGATTAAATCTTTCATCCACGTCCTCAAAGGGCGCGCAGGAGACGCACCTAGCTTAGCCAAAGCTTTTTTGAGGGGTTCCACTACAGTTCCGTCATCAAACTCAGTAACAGTAAGACAGGCAGGGGCCGAAGTGATGGGATACATAGGTTCTCGATCCCCATCCCCTTGTGCAGGAGAAGGGCGAAGATTAGTCTTTGCAGGCATTATCTTCTTACGATACAATTGTCCAAGATAGGCGTACTTTCCA